TTGATGGGTGAGTATACTGACCCTGCTTTAAACTATGTTAGGTCTGTAAACAAGATAGCTGCTTTAGTGGCTAATCAAGAGTTTCTAAGTGAAATGAAAAAAGCAGGAGAGGGTGTTTTCTTTTTTAATAAACCTACAGGAGAATACAATGTATTAATAGCTCCTAAAGGTTCTAAGACGTATAATCCACTTAATGGAATGTATACTAGCAAGGCTATAAAAGATGTTGTATTGAACACACCTGGGGCTACTATAAACGATAGTGTACTTAATAACCTACTAAACTTTTACTATAAAATGGTTGGTATTGTTAAGTATTCTAAAACAATATTGTCTCCTGCGACACACGCTAAAAACGTTATAGGTAACTTATTCTTTATGGCATATAACGGATATACAAATCCAAAAGTATATTTTGATGCTGCTAATGTTGTGTTTTCAGATTTAAGAAGCAAAGACAAAAAAAACCATAGAAAAAAAATGCAAGAATACATCAAGGCTGGTATTATAAACCAAAGTTCAAACCTTGGAGAGATAAGAGCATTGCTTCAAAACGAAGGAAGTTTAGAGGATATTATGGTAAAAAGAATGAACTCAGACAGCACTCTTTTTGAAAGATTAAACAGGATTAGAAAGAAAATAGGAAAAGGAGCTGAAGCCACGTACCAAGCAGAAGATGATGTATTTAAGATTATTTCTTTTGAGATGGAAAAGAAAAGATATTCAAAGGCTTTATTTAATAAAACTTTTGACAAACTATCTCCTGAACAGCAGAAAGAAGTTACTGATAAGGTAACTGAAATAGTTAAGAATATTCTGCCAAACTACAGTAGAATAGGTGGTATAGGTAAGTTTTTAAAGGCAGTTCCAATAGCGGGTACTTTTATATCCTTTCAAATTGAAGCAATGAGAACCGCATACAATGTAGCTAATCTTGCTTTATCTGAATTAAAAGACATTAATACAGCAGGTATTGGAGTAAAAAGATTAACAGGAATACTTTCCGTTACAGCTTTAAAAGCAGCAATACTACCTATGCTTGGAGTTGCTGGACAAACCTTAACTGAGGCAATAAAAAGCGCCATAGGAGATGAGGAAGAGGAAGAAGAAAAAGAAGGAGATGTTATTACTGAGTCTGCAAGACAGTTTCTTCCTAAGTGGGCAGAAAACTCAAACATTATTATAACTAAATTAGATAGTGGTAAATTTGAATACGTGAATTTTTCAGCTTCAGACCCACATGGATTTATTGACAAAGCTATTATATCGGCTTTTAGAGGAGAGACAGCAGCAGAGGGAATGGGCAATGCTGTCACTAGCTTAATTGAGCCATTTGTTACTCCTGATATTTTATTTAAAGCTATTACAAGTACTGAAACTGACTATGGAAAAAAAATATTCAATGAGACAGACACCCCTAATGAAATAGCTAAAAAAATTGGCGGTATATTATATACAACCTTTGAGCCTGGTGGAGCTACTTCTGCAAGGAAACTATTTAAAGCTTATAAAGATGAAGATAAAAGTCTTAAGAATGAGATTCTTGGTCAAACAACAGGCTTTAAAACCCACACTGTTGATTTTGAAAAACAACTTATATTTAAGTCCTTAGACTTAAGAAAGAGAGTTGACTTGGCTTCTAAAGATTATAGCAAAGCTTATTACGAAAGAAAAAACAAAGATATAAGTGAGGATGATTTAAGAGAAAGATACAACGTATCTAATGAAAAGTACCAAAGTGTAATGAAAGAAGGAGTTGATCTATACAAGTCTGCTTTAAGACTAGGGTCTAGTAGATTCAAGATAGAGAGAAAAATGGAGGGTTATAAAAAATTAACACTACGAGAATTTAGTTATATTAGAAATGGTAAAATTCCTAAATTACAAAAGAAAAAAAGAGCTAGTATTTTAGACTAATTAATATTATCTAATAACTGTTGTAATTTTCTAATCAAAGAGAAGTTGGGGTTTTTCTTCAACTTCTCTTTTAGTATTTGCTCTTTAATTTGTTCCATCATTTTGTAAGTGTTCTGCTTCTCTATTTGCATAGTCAGCTATTTTTTTCATGTCAGATATATCGTCTCCTTTTTTTCTTAGTAGGTATTTAAGAATATTCCCTTCGTTAAAATTTAAATCCCAGTGCTTAATTAAATCAATGACATCTAATCCATTAATCTTTCTAGAAGAATATCGCTCGTCTAAAAGAGTTGTGTCTTGTTTATATTGCATTGTCTATAACTTCTATTACGTGTCTTAAGTCACTTTTTTCAAACTCGCCTAGTAAAACGTCATTAACTATTAATAGGTAATAATCTTTTCTTACTTCAATACATTTTGTGTTTTCCATCTTTTAAAATATGTGTGTTAATCTTGCTACTTGTCCATGTTCCATTGAGTGTATAAATCCTTCTACAGCTTTTATTCCACCAACACCATAACCTTTTCTATGATGCCAGGAATCAGATCCGCTTGGTGACCTTAACGACTCAACTGTAATACCATGATAATCTTTACTAGACTTGTGATGTATATGGTGTGTGTAAACATAACGATGCTTTGTATCTGCCCACCACCGAGAGAACTCATTAGCCATTATAAGGGGTAAATCAGCTTGTTTCGCTCCATCTCCATGTGTTGTTCCGATTAAGTTATTACCGTACTTAAAACCTTTCCTATGGGCTATTGAGCAATCGAATGTAATGTTCTTGCTTTTCCTAAACCAAGACTGTATAGAATCCGATAACATGAATCCTGATATGTAGTCGTGGTTACTTGGGTTGTAAACAAAGTGAACATCTGCCACTGCGATTAATGTTTCTAATACATCTACGTAAAGTTTTTTTGCTGTAAGGAAGTTTTCGTACCACATCCCATCAGTATCCTGTGGCGTACCTGCTGTTGTTTTTCGGTGTGGCTCATCGATGTGAAGTATGTCGTTACCACCTACAAATAATATCTTATCTATTTTAAAGCCATTAGACTTTTCAAGTATTCCTTGTATTCCTTCCTTTACTCTCTTGACAGCTATCTGTGAGTTATAATCCTCACCTGTTTCAAATGATGATGCCAGCTTACCTATATGTATGTCAGCAGGATCAATTACTAGTAGGTGAGGGTCTTTCTGTTTTGTTCTTTTAATCTTAGGATATGAAGGAGAATGTTTATTCATTTCCTTTATAATATCCTCTCTTACTTTGTCTAAAGAGACACCGTTGTTTTTTACATGAAGAGAAAAGCTTTTGCCTTTATACCAGTAATGATTTACATCACTCATTGGTATTCCGTTGGTTTCGCATTCTACTTTTAATGCTCTGTGATTGTTTATCATCACACTTTCTTCCTCAGTAAGTCTTGGCCTGTAGCCTACATTATTGTTTTCCATGTCACTAAAGATACAAAATAAAAGTTAATTATTTTAATTAGATAAAGTAAGTAACTCTTCGTTAAGCTGTTCTATCTTTTTGATTATCTCTTCTTTTCTTGCCTCTGGAGAGTACGTTGTAATAAACTCAGCTCTTTCTAGCGCTTTTTGATATACACCATTTAATATTGGGTCAGCCTTAATTATATAATCAAAATCTTTAATTGCATGTATAATAGTTGCGTGATCTCTTTTAGAAATCCTTCCTATTTCAAAATAGGTAAGTAGAAAATTGTTTCTAAGAATATAGAACAGAATTCTTCTTGAATCTACATACTCTCGTCTCCTGGTCTTTTTAAATATACTGTCAATCTCCATTTCTTGTTCAATTAATACCTTAATTGACTCGGCTTCTACTTTATTTTTTAATTTGATTTTAGGTGATGATTCGAATTTCATTTTATATGAATGTTTAAATTAATATCATTTAGGTATTGGTCTAGTGTTATCTCAAATATATCTAACAGTATAGATGGTGAGTTCTTATTTCTTTTGGAATAGGAAAGAGTAAAGAAAGTTGGTGTTCCTTCTTTATCGTGTACTACTCCAGACTTTAACTTGTCTAAACCCTTTGTTGTAGGCAGACCTATTAAGGTATCTATTTGCGCTGCTATCTTATTCTTTACACTAGGGTTAAATGTGTGTATTTGATATAGGAAGTTTTCATCCAATTCAAACTCATCCTCTATATACTTCTGTTCTGACTCCATGCTTTTCTAATTCTTTTAGTCTATATTCTTGTAAGGCAGACACCCTGCCCTTTGGATTTTTTATTTCAGAGAATAGGACACCACAGTTAGGTGGTATAGCTACAACATCAGGTATGCCATTCTTATTAGTCTTAATAAGCTTGATAACATAGTACCCTTCAGCCTCTAGCTGTTTAATCCTTTTCGCTTGTATCTGTTGTTCCGTCATTGTCCCAAAGATTATTCTCGGTTAAATATTTTGGATTCATCATTGGAATCCACATACTTTGTGGTTTTCCAAATACCCAAATAGTTTTTCTTGTTTCTCCTAAAGTTTCTTTTGTCATATTAAAATTTATGTAGCTTATGTCTGCTTAAAAAATATCCAGAGCCATGCCCTAAGCTTTTTATATTTTCTTTTCTTATTAATTCATCTTTAGTAGCCCAACCTACAAAATCCACTATGTTTTTGTTTACGTAAGCTAAAACATAAACGTCTACATCTTGATTTACTTTTAAAGTAGAAAGTAAGTTACCAGTTTTATAGTGAGTAGATTTTATGTCGTATCTATTATTTTCTTTTGTTACTCCATCAGCACTACCACTTCTTGGTGACAATCCAAAATCTGGAAATAAATTATTTTTTTTAGCAAAAGCATATTCTGCTTTAAATCCTTGAATATCTGCTTCTACTCCGTTTTGGTCTCCTATTTTGGCATCAAAAACATTATTACTTCTAGCTATACTAGATCTAAGCTTCCCAATATATTCGCATAGCTCTATCTCTAATTCGTCTAATTTAACTATCATCTCTCCAGTCTTCAGGCCATAT